GGCACAGCCGCCGAAGGTAGATTAATAATCTACAATCTCGTTATCAATTAAAACGGAAAGCAACTCAAGCCTTTTTGCACATTGCACATTTTTATTTTCTTATAAACGCCGAATGGCACTCGTAACTCAAGCTGAAGCAGCAAGGATTCTCGGCATTACAGCTCCTGCTATTCACCAGGCCGTCAGATTGGGACGACTCCGAATAGTTTTGGATACAAAAGGAAATAAACGTATCGATACATCCACGCTCGCTGAGGACTATCGAAAAAACACGCAAACCCGTAAGACTACTGCCCATAACAAGGCGTTGCAAATAAACGAACAAGAGATTGAGGAGAAACATCGCAAGACGCCTCCTCCCTCAGGCATGACCAAAACGAAGGAATACATTCCTGACTACGACGAAAGCAGAGCCAGGACAGAGCACCTAAAGGCTGAATTGCTAGAGCTGGACAGGAAGCAGAAGGAGGGATTATTAGTGCCAGCTGCAGACGTAGAGGCAAAGTGGCTCGAAATAGTCACGCTTGCCAGAACCAAAACGCTTGGCATTCCGAGCAAGGCAAAGCAGCGAATACCGGATCTTGATGCTGGCGCAATGGTGACATTGGAAGACATCGTGCGTGAAACCCTTGAAGATCTTGCGTCGGAGGCAGGGGAATGAGCGACATTGCAAGCATTACAAAGACTGCACTTTTGGCTTTCAAGCCGCCAGAAAAACTGAGTCTTAGCGAGTGGGCTGACAACTATGCGTTCCTTAGTGCTGAATCAAGCGCGGAGGGTGGAAGGTGGAGAACCCTGCCTTATCAGAAGGGGATTATGGATGCGATCACTGATCCAACTATCGAACAGGTGACCGTGATGAAGTCAGCCAGGGTTGGCTATTCAAAGATCTTGAACCATGTGATCGGGTATTACGTCCACCAGGATCCAGCACCAATCATGTTGGTGCAACCAACGATTGAGGATGCTCAGGGCTACTCAAAGGAAGAGATTGCCCCAATGTTGAGAGATACGCCGTGCTTGAAGGGGCTAGTAAGTGAAGCCAAGGCTAAGGATGGCGCTAACACGATCCTGCAAAAGCAGTTTCCTGGTGGGACGTTGAGCCTTGTCGGGGCTAATTCGCCAAGGGGATTCCGTCGTGTTAGCAGGCGGATTGTGCTTTTTGATGAGGTTGATGGTTATCCACCTTCGGCTGGATCTGAGGGTGACCAGATCAAACTGGGCATCAGGCGTACGGAGTATTACTGGAATCGAAAAATCGTTGCTGGCTCTACACCAACGGTTAAAGACTTCAGTCGTATTGAACGGATGTACAGCCAGTCAGACATGAGGCGTTATTACGTCCCTTGCCCTGATTGTGGCCACATGCAGTATTTGCGATGGGCGAATATCAAGTGGACAGATGGCGACCCGTTGACGGCGGCTTATGGCTGCGAGAAGTGTGGTGTTCTGATTCCGCATTCCAAAAAACGTTGGATGGTTGAACGCGGTGAGTGGCGCGGAACGTCAGATTCAAATGGAAAGCATGTCGGCTTCCATATTTGGGCGGCATATAGCTATTCGCCTAATGCTGCGTGGTCGAACTTGGTAGAGGAATTTCTCGATGCAAAGCACGATGCAGAGCAGCTGAAGACGTGGGTAAATACGATTTTGGGCGAGGTATGGGAAGACGAGTATGCAAGCAAGATCAGTGGTGAGTCTTTGATGGAAAGAGCTGCTGAAGAGAAGTACAAACATGAGACTCCGCCTGCAGAAGTGTTACTGCTTACTTGCGGTTGTGACTGTCAGGACGACAGATTGAGCTTGTCAGTTTGGGGATGGGCAAGAGATGAAGAGGCTTATCTGGTTGATCGAGTTGTTTTGCATGGATCACCGTCACGACCGGAGGTATGGGGCCAGTTAGACGAGGTGCTGCAGAACCCGTATGAGACGGAAGATGGCAGGATTCTGAATATTGAAGTTTGCTGCGTTGACTCTGGTGGTCACCACACCCAAGAGGTATACGGGTATAGCCGTGAGCGTGCGGCGATGGGAGTTATTGCGATTAAAGGCATGGGCCAGAAAGGCAAACCACCGCTGGGCAAGCCCACCAAAGTCGACATCAACTTCAAAGGTCGAGCCATGAAAAAAGGCGCTCAACTGTTTCCTGTTGGCGTCGACGGAGTGAAGTCATTGTTGTTCGGAAGGCTGAAACACAATGATCCAGGCCCTGGATACCTGCATTTTTATCCAACTGTTGGTCCTGACTACTTCTCGGAGCTAACGGCTGAGCGCCAAGTATTGAGATATAGGAATGGATTTCCAGAAAGGGTTTGGGTCAAGAAAAGCCAAAGCCCTAACGAAGCGTTGGACGAAATGGTCTATGCATACGCTGCATTGCATCGTCTTTATCAAAAATTTGACCGCAGAAGCATCTGGGATCAATTTGAAAAGCGTAATGAGCCTAAACAGGCGTCTCAGCTAGGATCTAATCAGCAAAAACGGTCTAAACGCCGTAATTTCGTCCAAAGTTGGTAGTCCCCGTGAACATCCCAAGCGAGATAAGGGCTGGTGACACCGTTAAGTGGAGAGACAACTCCGCCACGGATGTTTTCGGCAACGAAATCAAAAGTGATGAATGGACTCTTAAGTACTACTTGAGATTCAACCAAGGCAACCAGGCTCATACCTCTACAGGTGGTGCGTTTGGGACAGGCTGGGAATTTGCAATTTCGGCAACTGATACCGCAAATTTTGAGTCTGGGACTTGGTATTGGCAGGCAGTTGCTACCAAAGGATCTGAAGCACTGACGCTTGGATACGGCAATATTTCAGTTGAAGATAATCTTGCTTACACCAGTGGTCCTGGCGCTTACGACGGTCGTACTCAGGTCAAAAAAGATCTTGAAGCGATTCAGCTTGCAATTCGCACTTTGATTGCGGGTGGAGCGGTTCAGGAATACAAGATTGGCAATCGCAACCTGAAACGATACGACTTGCCGGATCTTGTTCAATTAGAGGCTCGATACAAGGCTGAAGTTAAACGTGAAGAGCAGGCTGAGCTTATGGCCAACGGCCTTGGCAATCCACGCAACATGTTCGTGAGGTTTAACTGATCATGGGTATTCGCACTCGCGTCATGGGTTTCTTGGGTTTCGGCAAGCCAAACCCGACTTCAATTTCTCGTCGGGCATATAACGGCGCAATAGTTTCGAGGCTGACATCTGATTGGATGTCAACTCAAGCCAGTGCTGACGCTGAGATCAGGACGAATTTACGCAAGCTGCGTGATCGCTCACGCGAGATGGTGCGGAATAATCCGTACGCAAGGCAAGCGAAGCGCACAACACAAATCAATGTGATTGGCACTGGCGTCAAGCTGCAGTCGCAAGTGCTCCAGCTAAGAGGCACAAAAAGAGACAACAAGATCAATAAGGACATTGAGTCCAAGTGGGAAGTCTGGAGCCGTGCTGTTCATTGCGATTGTGCTGGTCGCTATAGCTTCCATGACTTTGAATGGCTAGCTGTTGGAGCCATGTGCGAATCAGGGGAAGCTCTTTTTCGCATTCTTAGGCAGCCGTTTGGCAATTCAAAGGTGCCTTTGGCGCTTCAGATGCTTGAAAGCGACCTTTTGGATGAGGCTTATCAAGGTGGAACACTTGCTAAGAAGAATGAATGGCGTAATGGCGTAGAGGTAAACGAATGGGGGCGTCCTGTTCGTTATGCGATCTTGACGCGGCATCCTGGTGACACTTGGTTCCAAGGCACGCCAGATCCAAACCGCAAGCATGTCTTCTTGCCTGCTGATGACGTAATCCATCTGTTCATGCCGGATCGTCCTGGCCAGAACCGTGGAGTGCCCTGGTTCCATAGCGTGATGGCTGATGCGCATCAGCTGCAAGGCTACGAAGAAGCTGCAGTGATTCGTGCTCGTGCTGGCGCAAGCATCATGGGCTTCATCACCAATAACGAAGGCGAATTGATTGCTGATGACGTTGAGAACAACCAACGCATTAGTGAGTTTGAACCGGGCACATTCAAATATCTGTCTCCTGGCGAAACGGTGAATGTCCCCTCGATTGATTCGCCAGATCAACAGTTTGAAATGTTTGTAAAAAACAAGGTCAGGCGCTTCGCATCAGGCTTTGGTTGTTCATATGAGACGTTGTCTCGTGACTTCAGCGACACCAACTACAGCAGCAGCCGTTTGAGCTTGCTTGAGGATCGTGAGCACTGGCGTGTTGTGCAGAAGTATCTAGTCGACACGTTCCATATGCGTGTTTATCGCGAATGGTTGAACCTTGCTGTTTTGGCTGGGGATCTTCAGTTTGCAGACTATGAGCTACGTCCTGAGCGTTATGACCGTCCACGCTGGATGTCTCGCGGCTGGAGCTGGGTTGATCCACTTAAGGAAGTAAGGGCTTACCGCGAGGCAGAACAAGCTGGATATATGACCAAGGCTCAGATCATTGCTTATTCAGGCGGTGATTATGACGACAACATCAATGAACTAGCTCGAGAACAGGAGCTGGCTGCTGATGCAGGAGTGAAATTGGACAAGGATCTTGACTTCACAGACGAAACTGTGCAGCTTGACTTGCTTGAATCAGTAGAGCCCACTCGGAAGCGCAGTAATGGCAAACGTAAACGGAGTTGAAATTGACCTCATGCCTAATGAAGGCATGAGGGCAGAGGCTCAGCGTTATCGCGACTGGAAAGCGGACGGAGAAGGTGGCGGTACTGATGTAGCTCGAACCAGGGCAACTCAGATACTTAGCGGTAACGAGCTGTCTCCTGACACTGTGATCACAATGTCGGCTTGGTTTGCAAGGCATTTAGTGGATAAGCAGGGCGAAGGTTACAGCCCTGGAGAAGATGGATATCCAAGCAATGGTCGGGTCGCATGGGCGGCATGGGGTGGTGATCCTGGGAAGTCATGGTCAGATGCACGCGCTGAGAGAATAAAAAAGGCAAAAGAGCGTGCTCATGAAAATGGGCATAATGGGAGCAAAACATCCCAGCTCGAAGACACCCTCACCACCAAAGCTATGGAAACTGACACTCAAAGAGCTGCACCAGATGAGCTGAAAGTGGGAGATTATGTTTCCTGGAACAGCTCTGGTGGTCGTGCAAACGGATTGATTGAAGAGATTGAGCGTGATGGAAGCATTAACGTTCCCGACTCAGAATTCACTATTAACGGCACGGCAGAAGACCCTGCTGCTTTGATCTGTCTTTACAGAGACGGAGAAAAGACTGAAACTCGTGTCGGGCATCGCTTTAGCACTCTCACCAAGATTGATCCAATCCGTGAGGTTGAACCTGAGTTGATTGCAACTCGCGACATGGTTGGTGAGCTGATGCAGCGCACTGAAACGTCTGAAATTCGTGGTATCGACGACCGTACGTTTGAGTTTCCTTTCAGTTCTGAATATCCGGTCAAGCGGTATTTCGGCAACGAAGTGCTTAGCCATGAGGATGGCGCACCTGATTTCATGCGTCTAAATGACGGTGCTCCGTTCCTTTTCAACCACGATCCAAACAAAGTTTTGGGTGTTGTTGAGCGGGCGTATCTAGACGATGAAAAAAAGCGTGCTTACGCAAAAATCCGCTTTTCACGCTCTGATTTTGCCAAACAGTACTTAGATGACGTTAAAGACGGCATCCTTCGGGGTATTTCTTTTGGCTATTCAATTGACGATGCTGAGCAAAAAGAAGATGGAATTGTTGCTACTCGATGGAGTGTTCATGAGTTGAGCCTTGTATCAATACCAGCTGACCCCACAATTGGTATTGGACGTTCTCTTCTTTCGCCAGAATCACCCATGCCTGAAACCTCACAACCCAAAGCTACTACTATTACTAACGAAGACCCTGTTGCAGAACAGGAAACTCGTTCAGCGGTCCTAACCGCACCAACTCCTACTCCTGTTATGGAAGAACAAACTCCAAACCTGGAGCTGATCCGGTCGGAGGCCAAAAAGGCCGAAAAGGACCGTGTCGCTTCAATCTCAGCCCTGGGAGCCCAGCACAGCATGGGTGACCTGGCACGTCAGCTTATTGATGGAGACAACTCTCTTGATGAAGCTCGTGCAGCATTCCTCGAAAAAATCGGAACCTCTCAAGTGGAACAGCCAATTCGCTCCACCGATGTCACATCTAACGACATTGGTCTTTCTCAATCTGAAGTCAAGAACTTCAGCTTTGTTCGCGCTCTGAATTTCTTAGCGAATCAGAACGATGTTTCAGCTCGCCGTGACGCTGAGTTTGAGATTGAAGTAGGCGAAGCTGCTGCTAAGCAGTACGAGCGTTCTTCTAATGGCATTGTTGTACCAAACGAAGTGCTTCGTCGCGACTTGACCGTTGGTACGGCTACCGCTGGTGGCAACCTTGTTGACGACGTCCTGCTTTCAGGTTCATTCATTGACCTGCTTCGCAACCGTCTTGCAATTGCTCAGGCTGGCGTAACCACGCTGACTGGATTACAAGGCAACATTTCAATCCCTCGCCAGTCCTCAGCTAGCACCGCTTACTGGGTTGGTGAATCTGCATCACCT